AGCGCCCTCAGAATAATATTTCGTTCCAATGTCCTTGATATCGGCCCATGCCTGTGCAATTTGTTCGTCTGAAAGAGAATCGTCGATCACTTTCAAAAAATCGTGAAAGACCGGGTAAAGAGCATCGGATTCATTCGGTCCGTCGTCCAGAAGAATGGTCAGCCCATTTGCACTGTTGACCAGCTCTATAAAGATATCACCCGTGGAAATCAGTGCTTTTTTACGAACATTGCCCTGTCGGATGTCCTCCGGCTCAAATGGATATTCTGCAATTGCAGAATACTCCTCAAAGAAACGGTTCAGGCCTTTATCCGATTTGAAATAAATCTTTTCCTGTTCCACAGAGACCTCAGGAGTTGAGGATGCCGGGAGCGTTTGTGCAATGCTGCTACAGCCCGTAAGGCACAAAGCCAGCGAGCACACGATAGCAACGGTATGAATCATCTTGATCATGACGATTTCTTCCTCCACCCTGTCAGATTAGCCACTGCATTTTCTTTGCCGGCACTGTGCTTCCGGTGCCATTCTTTGCGACCATAGGGAGAAAGTTTTCTACCCATATAATTCCTCCTCAGTTAAGTTTTCATTTTCCTTGTAATAGTAGTACGCACGCCGGACATATTCCTCCGTCGTGTCCAGAATCTCCGCAATCTCATCGGCATCACGGCCCTGCTTCAATAAGTCAAACAAGACCTGTTTCGGAATAGCATGCCGGATATACCAGTGATCTGCCCGCACCTCATGCCGCTCCACAATATCAAACGGAGTGGCCATGGAATAAAATCCGCCATACAGGCAATGGCCGAGCTCATGCCCGATTCGTGCCTGCTCTTCTGCATAGGTGCAGGGTTTGGAGTTGTCCAGCCCGATATAACACGCCCCATTGACTTCCGTTGACATGCTGCCAATGATCGGCATTGGGTAGCGCAGGACTTCCACATGATTTTCGGCCGCAACTTTATAAAAGTCAGCCCTTGTTCCCATTTGCATCCCGCTCCTTTATGAACCGGACAAACTGCTTGACCTCTTCATACTGGGCATCCGTCACGGGGCCGCCGCCAAAGAGAGCAAACTTAATATCATCCTCCGAAACCCCACCGGCACGCCCGGCGGGGCTTTTTTGTTCGCCGATCAGGTCATTCACCGACACTCCGAAGTAGGCCGCAACCTTCGCGAGGGTATCGCCAGAAGGAACAGCCCCTGTATTCTTCCATTTCGTGACGGTCGAGTTGCTCAAACCAATTTCTTTTGCGGCACGGCTGCAGCTCACGCCCTTTTCTTGGCACAGTTCACTGTATACGTCATAAAACACAATTTTCAACGCCCCTTTTTGTGCAGAGCGCCAAATCTAACCAAATTCAGAAAATTTCATTGACTTTCTAACCAAATTCAGATATCATAGTGTCACAGTTGAATCCGGTTAGCAAACAAGCCCGGAATCAACTGAATGGCTCAGGCTAGAATTTGCGCTGGATAATTGTTAGCACCATCATCTTACCGCAAATTCTAACCAAAGTCAAGTTTTTAAGCTGAAGGAGGTTAGAATTGTATGCCTGCACAATGGACAGGTGAGCTTGTTGGAAAAATGCACAACGCCGGTGTCACCGGCAAAGAGCTGGCCGCACAGTTGGGAAAGAACCCGAAATACATTTCCCAGGTGCTGAACGGCCACTACGAGCCCAAGAAGGCAGAGCGCGAATTCAATGCCGCACTCTCTGCCATCATTGAAGGCCGTCAGGAAAAGGAGGACTGACCCATGGCAAAGAAACAGTTTCTGAAGCTCCGGCGGCTGGCCGAGGATCAGGACATCACCACGGATGAGCTGGCCGCAAAGGCGGGCATCGTGCCCCGCACGCTGCGCAAGCGCTTTGCCGCGCCGGAGAGCTGCGGCACATGGAACTGGGAAGAGATCACCGCCATTTGCAGGGAGCTTCACATCCCGCAGGAGCAGATCGGAGAGTATTTCTTCCCGAAGGTTGAGAAAGGAGCATAAACATGAAGGCAAAACTTTACATCAACAGTGAGGAATCGACCATCAGGATTGAAGGGGGCACCAATGAGGTGCTGAATCTTCTGGTGGATGCGATCGCGCAGATTCTGAAAGGTTATTTCCCGCACAATTTCGAGAAGCAGATGGCGTGGGTGTCCGGGCTTCTCTACGGCACGATCCGCGAGCTGAAAAAGGAGAATGACGATGAAGATTAAATCCACTGTCTGGCAGGTGCTGGCCGCCGGGAGCTTCGGCGCGGGCCTGCTGTATGCCCTGGGCATCGAGGGCACTGCGCAGGTGGGCGGCACCATCTCGGACAGCCAGTTCATCACCGCCATGGTGCTGATCCTGCTTGCGCTTTTCCTGATGCGGCTGGGCTTTGCCGCTGAGGCGCGGGAGCGTACCGAAAAGCGCAAGGTGCACAAGCCCCAGCGCAACACCATCAAGCGTGACCGGAGGGCCGGATGAGATGGCCGACTACATCCACAACGTCATGTGGTACACCGTCTGGGATGCCAAGACCGGAGATCTGGTAGCATCCGGCACGGCGGCAATGTGCGCCCGACGGCTGGGGTATTCCAGCTCCGGCAGCTTTGCCAGCGCGGTGAGCCACTGGCTGTGCGATGGCCGCCAGCACGTCAAGTACACCATCCAGCGGGAGTACATCCCCCGCAGTGAGGTGGACAGCCTACCGCAACGCCGCAAGTACAAAAACAAAAAGCCCGCCGGTGCGCCAACACCGACGAGCTGCAAGGGATGATGGATTCGCCAATCACATCACCCCGATAATATCACAAAATCGGAGGTTTTACAATGAAAGGGATCCTGATCGAGCCGGGCAAGGCCCCGGTGGTCACCGCCCTGCCGGACACACTGCAGGGCATCGAAGCCATGCTGGGCTGCGACTGCATGCAGGAGGTGCTGCCTCGCACCCCGGCGGTACTGCTGTTCGGCGTTCTCGGCAAAGGGCTGAACCGCATCTATCGCGGCCATAACATCTACGGCACCATCCTCTGCTACGGCTGGCGGAACAACACCCTGCAGCCCCTGAGCAAAGATCTGCAGTCTGAGATGCTGGACCGCCTGAAGGACACGGAGGTGCGGGTATGAGCACCTACATCTGCAAGTGTGGGCGGCGGGTGAAAAAGTCCACCAATGCCGACAACACCGGCAACCGCTTGGAAGGGTACGGCCCGGGCCATGAATGCTATGGCTGCCCTTACGTCCTGTCGTGGGGTAACTACGAGTGGAACGAGGAGGCCAAGAACTTAGAGCAAAAGACCAAGGGTTATGAATGCCGCATGAGCAAAACGCTCTCCTATGCTTCCCAGTTCATCGGTTCCACCAAGGACAAATGCACCTGCTCTGTGGTCAGCCTGGACTTCGGCTTTCTGGAGCAGATCAGTGCATGGGTCAAGGAGACTTTCACACTGGGCGAGCTGACCGGGCACTTTTCTCGAGACAAAATTCGCGCCACAGAATACTGCCACAATGGTCGCTACCAATACGCGCTGTACTGTGCTCAAAACAAAAAGGGCATTGCTGCTAAAGCGGCATTGTTTGAACATTTCTTCAACCCGGACGGCAGCCGCAAGGACATGACCCCGCAGCAGGAAATGGAAAAGGTTCTGGCCGACATCAAAAAGGCAACTCAGGCAAAGGAGAAACTGGAATGTACGACGATGGATTCTGCGGCCCCGTCCGAGAATGCGGACGCTTCTTCTGCGACTGGTGGTGCGCCTTTGACGACTGGAACGACCTTGATGACGAAACCTGCCCATTCAGCCCCGCAAGACAAAACCCCAACCTCCTTCCCGATGAACTCTCTTGCCGCCCCCACCTTTGATTTCTCCGCCCTGGGCGACCTGTCCGGGCAGGCCGCCGAGGCCGACCAGCAGTTTGACCTTCACTATGGAGCAGCTCAGGACGAATACCTGATCTCCTGCATCTACCTGGCCCGGATCCACGCCCTGACGGCCAAGGCTGGCCGCTATGGCGGCGGCACCTGGACCAAGTGGTACGAGAGCAAGGGGCTGAGCCATGGCAGCGTGACCAAGATGGTCCAGAACGGCGAGGCTTTTAATTCGTCAACTGTTGACGAATTAAAACAGCTGCCCAACCTGACCCGGAAGGACCTGAACCTCATTGCCCGGTCCGGCTGTGCGGACCAGGTGGTGGCCGCCGCCGGGGACAGCCAGCGTGTCCAGGACCTTCTGGCCCAGATCAAGAGCAAAGACGCCCAGCTGGAGGCCGCTCACGCCGACATCTCCGGCCTGAAGGACCGTGCCACCGCCGCCGAAGCCCGGGAGGAAGAAGCATGGAGCATGGTGAGCAAGGCACAGGACGAAGCAAAGGCGGCACAAGAAAATCTTGACTACGAGGTCAGCCAGAACGACGCCCTGCACGAAGAAAAGGGGCAGCTGCTGCGGGAGTGTGAGGAGGCAAAGCAGGCCCGTGCAGAGGCCGAAGCCCGTGCCAAGGATGCTGAGAATCAGCTGGCCGGGGCCCGGCAGGTGGCCCAGGCGGCAAAGCTGCGGGGCGACAAGCTCAAGGCCGAGAACGACGCGCTGAAAAGTCAGCCCATCACCGCGGTGGTGGACGAGGAAGAGGTGGACCGCCGGGCCGGAGAAAAAGCGTACCAGATGGCGGCAGATATGACCGCCGAGCTGCAGGAAAAACTGGACGCCGTCACCGGAGACGCAGAGCAGGACGTCCGGAACGCTTACGACAGCGTCCTGCTGGCCAGCCGGGCCATGCTGAACGCCTGGCAGATGGTAAAGCCGCAGTTCCGCAAGCTGCCGGAGGAGCAGCGCGAAGCCCTTGCTAACCAGATCATCCACACCATCGGCAGCATTCAAGGGGAGGTAACGAAATGTCTGTAAAGATCACGGCTCTGGAAGCCGAAAACGTCAAGCGCATCAAGGCGGTGGCCTTTGCGCCGTCGCCCACCGGGCTCACCCTCGTGGGCGGCAACAACAATCAGGGCAAGACCAGCGTGCTGGACGCACTGGCGTGGGCGCTGGGCGGGGAGCGTTTCCGCCCGGATGCCGCCCAGCGGGACGGCGCGGTCGCCCCGGCGCACCTCAAGGTCACCCTGTCCAACGGCGTGGTCGTGGAGCGCAAGGGCAAGAACGCCAGCCTGACCGTCACCGACCCCACGGGCCGCCGCAGCGGCCAGCAGCTGCTCAACGCCTTTGTGGAGCCGCTGGCCCTCGACCTGCCCCGCTTCATGGACGCCAGCGACAAGGAAAAGGCCGACATCCTGCTGCGCATCATCGGCGTGGGGTCGGAGCTGCAGGTCAAAGATCTGGAGATCAAGGGCCTGTACGACAAGCGCACCTTCACCGGCCAGCTGGCCGCCCAGAAAAAGCACTTTGCCGAGGAAATGATCTCCTACCCGGAAGCCCCGGACGAGCCGGTGAGCGCCTCCGAGCTCATCCGTCAGCAGCAGGACATTCTGGCCCGGAATGGCGAGAACCAGCGCCTGCGGGCCCAGTATGCAGAGCTTGAACAGCAGGTGCAGCAGTGTGTGGACGAGCTGAAGCGCACCCGGGAACGCATTGCCACACTGCAGCAGCTGGCAGATGAACTGGACGCCAAGCACACCAAGTTGTTCAATCAGCGGGAAACTGCAAGAAAGACCGTCTCCCAGCTGCAAGACGAATCCACCGCCGAGCTGGAAGCCTCCATCCGGGACATTGAGGAGACCAACCGCAAGGTGCGGGCCAACCTGGAAAAATCCCGGGCTGAGGACGAGGCCGCCCGGTACGCCAGCGACTACGACAAGCTGACCGGCCAGATCGAGGACAAGCGTGCCGAGCGCATGGCCCTGCTGAACGGCGCAGACCTGCCGCTGCCGGGGCTGAGCGTGGAGGACGGCGTCCTTACTTACAAAGGCAAGCACTGGCGGGATATGTCCGGCAGTGACCAGCTGCGGGTGGCCGCCGCCATCGTGCGCCGGCTGAACCCGGACTGCGGCTTTGTTCTGCTGGACAAGCTGGAGCAGATGGACATGACCACCCTGCAGGAGTTTTCCGCCTGGCTGGAAGCCGAGGGCCTGCAGGCCATTGCTACCCGCGTTTCCACCGGCAGTGAGTGCCAGATCATCATTGAGGACGGCATGGTCAAGGACGCCGTGCCGCCCGAAGAGAAGCCCCAGCCCCGGAGCTGGACGAAAGGAGCGTTTTAAATGAGCAAGTATGCAGTGACAAGCGGCGTGCAGGCTGCGCCGGTCAAGACCGTGCTGTACGGGCCGGAGGGCATCGGCAAGAGTACCTTCGCGTCCCACTTCCCGGACCCGGTGTTCATCGACACCGAGGGCGGCACCAAGCGTCTGAACGTTGCCCGCCTGCCCCAGCCCACCAGCTGGGCCATGCTGCTGGACGAGGTGGCCGAGGTGCGCAAGGGCAATGTGCCCTGCGGCACGCTGGTGCTGGACACCGCCGACTGGGCCGAGCGGCTGTGCATTCAGGCCGTGTGCGCCCGCGCCAAGGTGAGCGGCATCGAAGATTTTGGCTATGGCAAGGGCTACACCTACGCCAAGGAAGAGTTCGCAAAGCTGCTGGACGCGCTGGAAGAGGTGCTCAACGCCGGGCACAATGTGGTGGTGCTGGCCCATGCCGCCATCACCAAATTCGAGCAGCCGGACGCCGTGGGCAACTACGACCGCTGGAGCATGAAGACCTCCAAACAGGTGGCCCCGCTGCTGCGGGAGTGGTGCGACATGCTGTTGTTCGCCAACTACAAGACCGTGGTGGAAAAGGCGGGCAGCAGTCCCAACGCCAAAAACAAGGCCAGCGGCGGCCGCCGGGTGATGTACACCACCCACCACCCCTGCTGGGACGCCAAGAACCGCTTCGGCCTGCCGGAAGAAGTGCCCTTTGAGTACACCAGCATTGCCGCCTGCATTCCCGGCACCACACCTGCGCCCGCACCGCAGCCGGAACCGCAGCCGCACCCCCAGCCGAAGCCCCAGAGTGCGCAGGAAGAGGACATCCTGCCCACACCGGCTCTGCAGCCCCAGCCGCCCCGTGAAGAGGTTCCTAAGGCCCTGCTCACGCCGGATCTGGTCGCCTTGGGCGTGCCGGAAAAACTGGCTCCGCTCATGAGCGCCAACAACGTGACTCCGGAAGAGCTGCAGCATGTAGTGGGCGAGCGGGGCTACTTCCCGGAGGATATGCCCATCAAGGACTACCCCATGGATTTTGTGGAGGGCTGCCTGATCGCCGCATGGCCGCAGGTGCTGCAGATGGTTCTGGACAGCCGTGACCTGCCGTTTTAACGTACATTAAATAAAGGAGAAGCATTATGAACGAGATGAACAACGAAGGTTTCGCTTTGGGTTGGGATGACGAGTTTACCAACGAGCAGCAGGAATTCGTGCTGCTGCCGGAGGGCGAGTACCCCTTTGAAGTGACCCAGATGGAGCGTGCCCGCTATGAGGGCGGGGCCAAGCTGCCGCCCTGCTCCATGGCAAAACTGACCCTGCGCATTTATGGCGGGGCCAAGGGCGACACCACCGTGACCCACCGCCTGTACCTGCATACCAAGACCCAGGGTCTGCTGGGCGCGTTCTTTGAGAGCATCGGCCAGTGCAAGCGGGGCGAAACCTTCCGCCCCCGCTGGAACGAGGTGGTAGGTGCCAAGGGCATCTGCAAGCTGGGCGTCCGGGAGTACACCAAACAGAGCGGCCCTCACGCCGGTGAGACCGGCCAGAGCAACGAGGTGCAGCGCTTCCTGCCGCCCCCGGCACCCAAGGCGGCACCCTCGCAGGGCTGGACGCAGGGGGCATTCTGATGGGGCAGGAACTGAGACCCTACCAGCAGCAGGCCCGTGACCGCATCCACGCCGAGTGGGACGCCGGCCACACCCGCACCCTGCTGGTGCTGCCCACCGGCACCGGCAAAACCATTGTGTTTGCGTCGGTGGCTGCCGATCAGGTGCGTGCCGGCGACCGGGTGCTCATTCTGGCGCACCGGGGCGAGCTGCTGGAACAGGCAGCCGACAAACTGCAGCGTTCCACCGGCCTTGTCAGCGCCGTGGAAAAGGCCGAATCCACCTGCCTGGACAGCTGGTTCCGGGTGGTGGTGGGCAGCGTGCAGACCCTGCAGCGCACCGCCCGGCTGGAACTCTTTCCCCGGGACTACTTCGGCACCATCATCATCGACGAGGCGCACCACGCCATCACCGACGGCTACCGCCGCATCCTGGACTATTTCGGGGATGCAAAGGTGCTGGGCGTGACCGCCACACCGGACCGCGGCGACATGCGCAATCTGGGCGAGGTGTTCGACAGCCTGGCCTTTGAGTACAAGCTGACCGACGCCATCAAGGAGGGCTATCTGTGCAAGATCATGGCCCAGACCATCCCGCTGCAGCTGGATATTACATCCGTGACCATGAGCGGCGGCGACTACGCCGTGGGCGACCTGGGCACAGCCCTTGATCCGTATTTGGAGCAGATCGCCGCCGAAATGGCTCGGCGCTGCAAGAGCCGCAAAACGGTGGTGTTCCTGCCGCTGATCAAGACCAGCCAGAAGTTCCGGGACCTGCTGAACACCTACGGCTTCCGGGCTGCCGAGGTCAACGGCCAGAGCGACGACCGCAGGCAGGTGCTGGCCGACTTCGACGCCGGCAAATACAATGTGCTGTGCAACTCCATGCTGCTCACCGAGGGCTGGGACTGCCCCTCCGTGGACTGCGTGGTGGTGCTGCGGCCCACCAAGGTGCGCAGCCTGTACAGCCAGATGGTGGGGCGCGGCACCCGCCTTTCCCCGGGCAAGACCGACCTGCTGTTGCTGGATTTCCTGTGGATGACCGACAAGCACGAGCTGTGCCGCCCGGCAGACCTGGTCTGTGAGGACCGTACTGTGGCCCGCCAGATGACCGAGCATCTGGCCGAGACCGGCTGCCCGGAGGACATCGAGGAGGCCGCCGCCCAGGCCAGCGAGGACGTGGTGGCCCAGCGGGAAGAAGCCCTTGCCAAGCAGCTGGAAGAGCAGCGCCGTAAAAAGGCAAAACTGGTGGACCCGCTGCAGTACGAAATGAGCATTCAGGCCGAAGATCTGGCCGGGTATGTGCCCGCCTTTGGCTGGGAGGCCGGTCCGCCCAGCGAGCAACAGACCGCCGCGCTGGAAAAGCTGGGCATCCTGCCGGACGCAGTGGAATCCGCCGGCAAGGCCGCCCTGCTGCTGGACCGCCTGAACAAGCGCCGGGACGAGGGCCTGACCACGCCCAAACAGATCCGCTGTCTGGAAAAGTACGGGTTCCAGCATGTGGGCACCTGGAGCTTTGAGGCCGCCCGCCACATGATCGATCGCATAGCGGCTCAGGGCTGGCGCGGCGTGCCCAAGGGCGTGAACCCCCGCACCTATACCCCCGCTGCGGAGCCGCCTGCTGCAGACAGTCCTTTTGATTTTGGATGGTAACGTGAATGGACAATGCGAATGAACTCAAAGAAGCGCTGGATTTTCTCAGCCCGTCCGCCCTGACCTACGACGAATGGATCCTGGTGGGCATGGGCCTGAAGGAAGCCGGCCTGCCCGTGGAAGCATGGGAACAGTGGAGCGCCCGGGACGGGGGCCGCTACCACAAAGGCGAGTGCACCAAGAAGTGGTCCAGTTTCCACGGCGGCGGGGGCAGCCCCGTCACGGCCAGCAGTATCTTTCAGCTGGCCTATTCCAGCGGATGGAGAGGCCCTGCCGGCCATGCACTGGACTGGAACGACGACATCTCCGCCGGGACGAACCACACAGACGGCCAGCTGGTAGACCCCCGTTGGGTGGAAGCCCACGATCTCGCCCTGCCGGAACAGTGGGACCCTGTGGACCAGCTCAGGCGCTACCTGCAGGCCCTGTTTGAAGAGGACGAGTATGTGGCCTATGTCACCGAGAGTTTCATGGCCGACGACAAACGCCGCCCGGCCAAGGGCAGCTGGACCCGCACCGCCGGGCAGCTCCTTGCCGAACTGGGCACCTGCGGCGGGGATCTCGGCAAGGTGCTGGGCGACTGGGACCCGGAGGTGGGTGCCTGGATCTGCTTCAACCCCGTGGACGGCACAGGCCGCAAGGACGCCAACGTCACCGCCTACCGCTACGCCCTTGTGGAGTGCGATAACATGGAGCTGGGCAAGCAGCAGGCCATCATCAAGCAGCTGGAGCTGCCCTGCGCCGCGCTGGTGTACTCCGGCGGCAAGAGCGTCCACGCCATCGTCAAGGTGGACGCCCCGGACTATGCCGAGTACCGCAAGCGGGTGGATTACCTCTACGCTGCCTGCCAGAAAAACGGCCTGACCCTCGACCAGCAGAACCGCAACCCCAGCCGCCTGAGCCGGATGCCCGGCATCCTGCGCGGCGACAAGCGGCAGGTGCTTCTGGAGACCAATTTCGGCAAGAGCTGCTGGGACGAGTGGGTGGACTGGCTGGAAGCCGAGACCGACGACCTGCCGGACACCGAGAACCTCGCCGCCGACTGGGAGCACCTGCCCCCGCTGGCAGACCCGCTCATCTTCGGGGTGCTGCGCAAAGGGCACAAGATGCTTCTGGCGGGCCCCAGCAAGGCCGGCAAGAGCTTTGCCCTCATCGAGCTGTGCATCGCCATTGCCGAGGGCAAGCCGTGGCTGGGCCAGTTCTCCTGCGCCCAGGGCAAGGTGCTGTACATCAATCTGGAGCTGGATCGGGCCTCCTGCCTGCACCGCTTCAAGGATGTGTACACCGCCATGGGCCTGCCGCCGGAGCACCTGAAAAACATTGACATCTGGAACCTGCGCGGTGCGTCCGTGCCTATGGACAAGCTGGCCCCCAAGCTCATCCGCCGGGCCCAGAAAAAGGGCTACATGGCCGTGGTGCTGGACCCCATTTATAAGGTAATCACCGGCGACGAGAACAGCGCCGACCAGATGGCCAAGTTCTGCAACCAGTTTGACCTTGTGTGCCGCGCACTGGACTGCGCCGTGATCTACTGCCATCACCACAGCAAAGGTGCCCAGGGCGGCAAGCGCAGCATGGACCGTGCGTCCGGTTCCGGCGTGTTCGCCCGTGACCCGGACGCCATGCTGGACATGACCGAGCTGACGCCCACCGACGCCATCCGGGAGCAGCTGCGCAACAAGGCAGCTTGTCGGGTCATCAAGGCCATGCTGGACAAGCGCGGCCATGCGGACGCCTACGGCCCGGACGATACCCTCAGCAAGAGCCGGATGCTGGCCGTGGCCAAGGAGTGCCTGGGCCTGGCCGACCTGCGGGCCATCGACGCAGAGGTGGCTGCCGCCGAGAAAAAAGCCGACGGCATGACCGCCTGGCGCATCGAGGGCACGCTCCGCGAGTTTGCCCGGTTCGACCCGGTCAACCTCTGGTTCGACTACCCGGTGCACAAGCCGGACAGCGGTCTGCTGGAGGATCTGCAGCCGGACAGCGACTTCCGCACCCTGGGCAACCGCGGTGCCGCCAAGCGCTGGGGCGACAAAGGCAAGGTGACCAAGGACAAAAAAGCTGAGCTGGACACCGCCTTTGAAGCCTGCACCATGGACGGCGAGGTGACCGTCTATGCTCTGGCCGAATACATGGACCTAAAGCCCCGCACCGTCAAGACCCGCCTGAAGGATGACGGGCGGTTCTGGATCGACGGTGAGAAAGTTGGACGCAAGGAACCCGGCAGCAACGGTTAAACGATTTGTAATTTTTGTAATTACAGTTTGTTGTAAAAATGCAGTTATAGCCGCTATTTTGCACGACACGAAAAACTGCAATTTTGCAGTTATAGCCGCTATGACTGCAGATTTTGCAGTGCAACATAGCCTATATATAATAGCTAAAACTGCAACTGCAATTGTGATGGGGTTTCCCGAAGGATGGGGCGACCACAGCCCCCATCCATTCGGAGACCCTCCCCATCACGTTGGCGAACTGAAAAAAAGAAAAACGAGGTGAACCCCATGTACACGCAATTCTTTATCCCCATGCAGCCGCCCACCACCACCCACAACGCAAAGCAGCTGCACGCTTACATGAAGGGCGGCAAGCCCTGCGCCGTGCTGCACGACAGCCCGGAACTCAAAGCCACCCGTGCCAAGCTCCATGCCCATCTGGCACCCCACGCCCCGGCAAAGCCCATCCCTGCCGGCAGACCGGTGCGCCTGCTGGTCAAGTGGTGCTTCCCCTCCGAGGGGCGCAGGAACGGTGCGTGGCGCACCAGCAAGCCGGACACTGACAACCTGGAAAAGGCCCTCAAGGATGAGATGACCCGCCTGCACTTCTGGGACGACGATGCCCAGGTGTGCAGCGAGATTGTGGAGAAGTTCTGGTCGGACCCCTGCGGGGTGTTCGTCCGGGTGGAGGAAGTCCGATGACCTACGAAGAGAAAAAAGCCTGGCTCTGGCGGTACCGGTCAGCGAAGCGGTTCGAGCTGCTGCGGCTGGATGAGCTGGCTTCGCTGGAAGCCGAGGCCTGCCACACCACACAGCGCTACTCCCCGACACCGGGCGGCGGTGGTGACGGCCAGACGCTGCCCCGCAGCGTGGAGCGCATCGACGAAGCCCGCCGGGAAGCCGCTGCACAGTCTGCCGTGTGCGACGCCATCCGGGCCGAGATCATGGACGTGTTCAGCCAGCTGGACGATGAGGTGGACTTCATGATCCTGTTCCGCCGGTATATCCTGCTGGAAAACTGGGACAAAATCGCTGTGCATGTCCGACTGGCAAAGCGCTGGACCTTTACCCGCCATCGTGCGGCCATCGAAAAGCTGGAGATCAAAGACAGCACTGAACAGCACCAAACAGCATCTATCAAACACCCTGAATCCGAAGTATAATTAGAATGCCGAAGCCCGCAGGAAAGGTTTACTCCCTTCAATCCTGCGGGCTTTGTGCTGCCCGGCTGCGACAGGGGAACACCTTTTCCGACCAACAGCCTGAATGTACCAGCCGGGCCTTTTTTGATATTTTCCGCTGTCCGCAGGGGCGGCTTTTTTCATACCCCCGGGGCCTGCAAAGACCCCCGGGGTCATTTTGTACCCCGGCCTTTCAAAACACCCCCTGCCTGCAAAAGGCCTCCTCCCCCTTGAGGAGACCGGCAGGCAGCACACCCCAAGGAGCTGCCCATGGCAAAGACTGTTGCACGCCCGGATCGGGACGGCACCCACCGGCTGGCGTTTGAACGCAACAAGAAAAAGATCTACGCCACCCAGACCGTGTGCGGCATCTGCGGCAAGCCTGTGGATTTCAGCTACAAGTTTCCGCATCCGCTTTCGCCGTGCATCGACCACATCATTCCGGTGGCCAAGGGCGGCCACCCCAGCGACCTCGCCAACCTGCAGCTGGCGCATTTCTGGTGCAACCGGCAGAAGAGCGACAAGCTGTTTACGCCTGTGGAGCAGCAGACGGAGCCGGATGCAGATGCCTCCATGGCCCTGCCGCTGAGCACCGACTGGACGGCGTACCGCAGCCGCTGAGACGGCCCGCAGCGCCGCCGGGACACGCACGCAGGGACGGGGGGCATCCCCCTCCCAGGGGGCCCTCTGACCTTCCCAGACCGTACTGTGAATATTTTCTCGTGAAAGGAGAATCCACCGCCCATGACCGACCTGAAAGGCATGGCCTATCTGCGCCGCCGCCTGAACCAGAAGCGCAGCCGAGTGCTGACCCGCTACAAGTATTACGAGATGAAGAACGCCGTAAAGGACTTTGGCAAGGTCACCCCGGATGAGTTCCGCTTTTTCAGCGAGACGCTGGGCTGGTGCGGGAAAGCTGTGGACGCTCTGGCCGACCGGCTGGTCTGGCGGGAGTTCCGGGACGATAACTTTGACCTGAACTCCATCTACCAGATGAACAACGCAGACACCCTGTTTGACAGTGCCGTGCTGTCGGCCCTCATTTCCAGCTGCTGCTTTCTGTACATCAGCCCGGACGGCAGCGGCTACCCCCGGCTGCAGGTCATCGACGGCGGCAACGCCACCGGCATCCTGGACGAGGTGACCGGCCTGCTCACGGAAGGATATGCCGTGCTGTCCCGTGACCCGGAGACGGACAAGCCCCTGCTGGAGGCCTACTTCACGGCGGACAGCACCTGGTATTACCCCGACGGCCAAAAGCCGTATCAGGTGCCAAACCTCGCACCGGCCCCGCTGCTGGTGCCCGTCGTATACCGCCCGGATGCCAAGCGGCCCTTTGGCCACAGCCGCATCTCCCGTGCCTGCATGGGCCTGCAGCAGGGTGCCCTGCGCACCCTCAAGCGCAGCGAGATCAGCGCCGAGTTCTATTCCTTCCCGCAGAAATATGTGCTGGGCACCTCCAACGACGCCGAGCAGATGGATAAGTGGAAGGCCACCATCTCCAGTTTTCTGGAATTCACCAAGGACGAGGACGGCGACAAGCCGGTGGTGGGCCAGTTCACCCAGCAGAGCATGAGCCCCTACACCGAGCAGCTGCGCACATTTGCCGCCCTGTTTGCAGGCGAGACCGGCCTGACGCTGGATGATCTGGGCTTCGTCACCGACAACCCCTCCAGCGCCGAGGCCATCAAGTCCAGCCACGAGAGCCTGCGCCTGGCGGCCCGCAAGGCACAGCGCACCTTTGGCAGCGGCTTCCTGAACGCCGGGTATCTGGCCGCCTGCATGCGGGACGGCATCGCCTACCAGCGTCAGCAGCTCTACCTCACCCGCCCGGTGTGGGAGCCGGTGTTCGAGCCGGACGCCGCCACCCTGTCCGGCATCGGGGACGCCGTGGGCAAGATCAACACGGCCATCCCCGGTTATTTCGGTGCGGAGAACCTGCGGGACCTGACCGGCATCCGCTCCGAGAGCTGAGGAGGCACCCATGGCCGACAAGGACATTGCCCCGGAGCTGCTGGAGCGCATCCGGGCCGACTTCCGGGCGCTGCTGGGCGACGCAAAGCCCGCCGCCGACACCTACGCTGCCGCTGCGGATTACGCCGAGCTTGTGGGCAGCGCCCTGGCCGAGGCCTTCCGCCGCAACCTGACCGCCGACGCCCTGCCGGACGGCAGGCTGTACTGGAACATTGCCGACCGGGTGGTGCGCCCCCTGCTGGAAGAGGAGCACCTGCTGGTGGCGGACGCTTCCGCTGCCGTGCAGCAGGCACTGAACCAGCAGGCAAATCTCGGCATTGCCCCGCAGCGGGCCGTGCTGCCCACCGACGCTGTGGACGACCTGCTGAACAAGGTGTCCACGGCGGAGCAGTTTGCGGATGTGGCGTGGGCACTGGACGAGCCGGTGCGTACCTTCTCCCGCATGGTGGTGGACGACACCCTGAAACGCAACGTGGATTTTCAGGGCAAGGCCGGGCTGCGGCCCCGTGTCATCCGCACCGCCGAGAGCCACTGCTGCAAATGGTGCAGTGCGCTGGCCGGCACTTACGATTACCCCCGTGTGCCCAAAGACGTTTACCGCCGCCACGAGCGCTGCCGCTGCCGGGTGGAATATGACCCCGGCGAGGGCAGGCGGCAGAACGTGTGGAACAAGACGTGGACGGAGGATGAGGACGCCCGGCAGGCACGCATTCAAAAGATTCAAAACCCATCGACAAACCGAGACGATTCTGCTAAGATAGAAGCACGAAAACAGATTGGGCTGCCGCCGGTCGATTCACCTGAGATCAAGGCCATCAAGGCCGCAATGTCCGAGCAGGTGCTTAGTCTGCCGGAAACCGCACAGGAGGCTCTCCGGCAGTATACCGGCTTTACGGCGACCCGTGTGAACTTTGCCATCCGGAACGGAAAAATCACACCGCAGATCCAGGAGACCATTTCCGCATTGGATAACGCGCTGGCTTCCGGCGTGATGCCGCAGAGCGTCACCCTGTACCGGAACACAGCGCTTTCTTTTCTAGGGTTCGGGCTTCCCAAAAATCCGACCCTGCAGGATCTGCAAGACCTTGTGGATCTCACACCGGAATTTCCGATATTTATATCAACCAGTTTTCAGGATCTGCATCTTCCGGGCCGTGACACGCTGATTCAGCTGCATGTTCCGGCAGGATATAAGGGCTGCCAGTTCCTTCAGCCTGTAGCGCTTCCCAAATTCAAAAGTCAGGACGAAGTCCTGTTTGCCCGTGGGATGCAGTATCGTGTGCTGGATGTTGGTAGAAAAGACGACCGATATTTTTTAGAGATCGAGGTGCTCCAAAATGTCTAAATTTTTGCGTGAAGAGGATATCAGCATGGGGTTCCGTGCTCCACTTTACAGCGTGCCGGTCTGTATCCCGGAATGCAATGTCTGTATTCACCGGGATGGACCGGGCAAATGCAAAAAGTTAGGAACTCCCTCCGATGATCTTCGTTTCGGAAAGCGCCACGATTGCCCGGACGCCGTCCTGAATACCAGCCATTTTTTATATCCCGAATACCAAAAATTGTACCCGGAAGAGTGCAAGGTCTCTGCCAAAAAGTAAACTTTCATCCACGGAATATCCTAGTTTAACCACTGTATGCCCTCAAAAAGGCACAACAGTGGTTTTTTCATGCCGTTTTAGCTCATGTTGGCAGGGCCGTGGTCTCCAAAACCACAGGTCACTGGTTCGATTCCAGTAAACGGTGCCATCATTTTCATGCAAAGGAGGAACCCAGCCCACCATGCCGCGGACGCGAAAACAGACAGCCCCGGCAAGGCTGGGGCGTCAGACGCCCACCGCTGCCGTGGTGCTGCCCTACACCAAAACCTTCGGCCAGGACGCCATCGACCTGTACAACTCCACCGGGCGCATCGCCCAGCAGTGGCAGGAGCTGCTGCTGTATGACATCCTTGCCCGCAACGAGGAGGATCTGTGGGTGCATACCAAGTTCGGCTATGCCGTGCCCCGCCGCAACGGCAAGAACGAGATCGCCGCCATCCGGGAGCTGTACGGCCTGCAGCAGGGCGAGAGCATCCTGCACACCGCCCACCGCACCACCACCTCCCGGGCCGCCTGGGAGCGGTTGTGCCACCTGCTGGACAAGGCCAAGATCCCCTATAAATCCATTCAGGCCGTGGGCCGGGAGCACATCCAGCTGGAAGAGGGCGAGGGCCGCATCGAGTTCCGCACCCGCTCCTCCAAGGGCGGCCTGGGCGAGGGCTTTGACCTGCTGGTCATCGACGAGGCCCAGGAGTACACCGACGACCAGGCCAGTGCCCTGAAGTATGTGGTCACTGACAGCGAGAACCCGCAGACCCTGTTCTGCGGCACCCCGCCCACGCCGGTGTCCTCCGGCACGGTGTTCCTCAAAATGCGCAACGCCGCCCTGCGGGGCGATACGCAGAATACCGGCTGGGCCGAGTGGAGCGTGGAGCAGCAGACCGACCCCCACGACGTGGAGGCCTGGTATCAGACGAACCCCAGCCTCGGCACCATCTTCACCGAGCGCAGTGTGGCGGATGAGATCGGCGATGACCCCATCGACTTCAACATCCAGCGTCTGGGGCTGTGGCTTCGGTACAACCTCAAATCGGCCATCAGCCGGGCAGAGTGGGACGAACTGAAAACCGACACCCTGCCCAAGCTCACCGGCAAGCTGTATGCCGGCATCAAGTTCAGCACCGACGGCACCAGCTGTGCGCTGGCCGTTGCGTGCCGCACCAAAGACAACGCTATCTTCGTGGAAGCCATCGGCTGCCATCCTACCCGGGACGGCAGCGGGTGGCTTCTTGATTTTCTATCCAAAGCCGACCTAGCCGCCGTGGCGGTGGACGGGGCCAGCGGGCAGCAGCTTCTGGCCGACGCCATGAAGGCCGCCCACCTCAGGGCCCCCGTGCTGCCCACGGTCAAGCAGGTCATCACCGCCAACGCCGCCTTCGAGCAGGCCCTTTTTGCGCAAGCCCTGTGCCATGCCGGCCAGCCCGGCCTTGCGCAGGCTGCTTCCAACTGCGAAAAGCGGGCCATCGGCTCCAACGGCGGCTTCGGTTACCGCTCTCTGACCGAGGGCGGCCACATCGAGCTGCTGGACAGCGTGATCCTGGCCCACTGGCAGTGCGCCGAGGGCAAGGGCAAGCGCCGGCAGCGCATCCGCTATTAACAGGCCACCCGGGCCTGTTTTTTTGTTGCCATAAAGGAGGGTATTCCATGGCAGAAGCATTTGAACCCATTACCACGCAGGAGGCGTTTGAGGCCGCTGTCGCTGACAGGCTGGCCCCTTACGCCGACTATAACGACCTCAAGGCCCAGAACGAGGCCCTCGCCGGGCAGGTGGCGGAGCTGAACACCCGCTGCCAGACCTACGAGACGGACGCGCTCAAGACCCGCGTTGCCCATGAGGTGGGCCTGCCGTTCGACCTGGCGGGCCGCCTGACCGGCTCCAAGGAGGAGGACATCCGCAAGGACGCCCAGAACCTGCTGCAGCTGATCAAGCCCAAGACCCCGCCCGCACCCCTGCGCGGCGACCCCGACCCCAGCGGCAGCGGCAAAAAGGCCGCCTGGCGCAGTTTCGCAAACCAGCTGATGAACAACGAGTAAAGGAGAACACATCATGGCAGATATTCTGAGCAAAGGCTCCCTGTTCCCGGAGGAGCTGATCCCCGGCTTTATCCAGAAAACCACCGGCGCGTCCGCGCTGGCCAAGCTCTGCGGCGCAACCCCCATTGCCTTCAACGGCCAGAAGGAATTCACCTTCACGCTGGACAAGGAAGTGGACATCGTGGCAGAAAACGGTGCCAAGGGCAAGGGCGGCATGACCGTGGAGCCCATCACCATCGTGCCCATCAAGATCGAGTATGGTGCACGCGTGTCCGACGAGTTCCTGTACGCTTCTGAGGACGCCAAGATGGACGTTCTGAGCGCCTTTGCGGACGGCTTTGCCAAGAAGGTGGCCAAGGGTCTGGACCTCATGGCCTTCCACGGCATCAACCCCCGCACCGGCACCGCGTCCGGCGTCATCGGCACCAACCACTTTGACAGCAAAGTCACCCAGGCCGTGACCATTGCCGCCTCCGACAAGCCCGACACCAACGTGGAGGCCGCCATCGCCCTGGTGCAGGGCGCGGAGCGGGACGTTACCGGCATGGTGCTGGCCCCCAGCTTCAAGAGCGCTCTGGCGGCCCAGACCACTACCGACGGTGCCAAGCTGTACCCGCAGCTGGCCTGGGGCGCAAACCCCGGCGAGGTGAACGGCCTGCGGGTGGAATCCACCTCCAACCTGTCCGCCGGTTCCAGCCTGGACCGTGCGCTGGTGGGCGACTTCACCAACTGCTTCAAGTGGGGCTACGCCAAGGAGATGCCCATTGAGGTGATCCAGTACGGCAATCCCGACAACGATGCGGATCTGGGTGACCTGAAGGGCCACAACCAGGTATACCTGCGCGGCGAGGCCTACATCGGCTGGGGCATCCTGGATCCGTCCGCATTCGCCCACATCAAGGCCAACGCCTAAGGAGGACACGCCATGCTGTACCGCAACAAGCGCACCGGCGCTGTGATCGAGACGCTCTGCCGCGTTTCCGGCGGGGACTGGGAGCCCGTCAAGGCAAAAAAGGCGGCCAAACCCAAGGCTGCCGCCAAGGAGAAACCGGAGGCTGCTGAATGAGCTACGCCACCGTGGAGGACATGACCGCTCTGTGGCGTCCCATGACCGCTGCCGAGCAGGCAAGGGCGTTCTCCTTGCTGGATGTCATTTCGGCCAGCCTGGACGTGGAGGCCCGCAAGGCAGGCAAAGACCTGCCCGCACTGGTGGCCGCTGACCCGGCGCTGGCCATGGTGGCCAAGAGCGTGGCCGTGGATGTGGCCGCCCGCACCCTGATGACCAGCACGAACCAGGAGCCTATGACCCAGATCACCCAGGCAGCCGGCGGCTACTCGGCGTCCGGGTCCTTTCTGGTGCCCGGCGGCGGCCTGTTCATCAAAAAATCGGAGCTGGCCCGGCTGGGCCTGCGCCGTCAGCGGATGGGAGTGATCGAACCCTATGGCTCTGATTAAGGGCATCCCCGTCATCCTCTATGAGCGCACCCAGACCGGCGAGGATGCTTTTCACGCTCCGGTTTACACCGAAACACCGGTCACGGTGGAAAATGTGCTCATCACGCCGGTGGACAATGCCGCCGTGGTCACCGACCTGCAGCTTACGGGCCGCCGGGTGGCCTACGAGCTGTGCATCCCGAAAGGCGACGCTCACCGCTGGGAGGGCTGCACCGTGGAATTTTTTGGCCAGAAATGGCGAGTGTACGGCGGTGCCTCCCAGTACATCGAGGCGCTTGTGCCTCTGGCCTGGAACAAGAAAGTGCAGGTGGAACGGATTGAGTAAGCTGCGCGTGGAACTGAACAGCGCCGGCGTTCGTGCTCTGATGCGTTCTCCGGAAATGCAGGCCGTGCTCAAAGCCCGTGCGGACACCGTGAAGAACCGCTGCGGCGACGGGTATGAGGCCTATGTGGCCCAGACCCGTGCAGTCGCTGTGGTGGAGACTGTTTCTCAGAAGGCCTACAATGATAACTCTGCCAACAACACCCTGCTGAAAGCTGTCTCTTCGAGCCGCAGCGGCACCGTGGTACATGAGCATAAGCGCCACCTGAAAGACGGCAGAGTAATCACCGTGAGGAGCTACCAGCGAAAGAAATGATCGAAGAAATCATCCTGAATTACCTGCGGGAAAACGGTTTCCCCTGCTTTATGTCCGTGCCGGAGAACTCCTCCGACAATTTTTGTGTCCTGGAAAAGACCGGCTCCGGCTGCGACGAGGGCATTTACACCGCCACGCTGGCAGTGCAGTCCTACGGCGGCACAGACTATGAGGCCGCCCGGCTGAACCACCGGGTGGTGCAGGCCATGCAGGCCGCCGACACCCTGCCGGAGGTGATTTCCTGCAGGCCGGTCACCGACTACAATTTCCCGGACACCACCCGCAAACGGCCCCGCTACCAGGCCGTTTTTTCTATCACTCATTACTGACCTGTGAAAGGAGAACTACACATGGCAGACGCAACCAAAGTAACCGCCGCCAAGCCCAAAGTGGGCGGTGCCATCTGGCGTGCCCCGCTGGGCACCACCCTGCCCACCGACGCCAAGACCGAACTGGACAAGGCTTTTAAGTGCCTGGGCTACGCCTCCGAGGACGGCGTGACCAACAGCAACTCGCCCTCCAGCGAGAACACCAATGCCTGGGGCGGCGACACCGTGCTGACCCAGCAGACCGAGAAGCCCGACACCTTCCAGTACACCCTGCTGGAGGCCCTGAACGTGGAGGTGCTCAAGTCCGTGTACGGCGACGACAACGTCACCGGCACGCTGGACACCGGCGTCACGGTCAAGGCAAACTCCTCCGAGCAGAAGGACTGCAGCTGGGTCATTGAGATGGTGATGAAGAACAAGGCGGTCAAGCGCATCGTCATCCCGGATGCCGCCGTCACCGCCGTGGGCGATATCACCTACGCCAAGAGCGCCGTGGGTTACAACACCACCCTGACCGCCGTGCCGGATGCCCAGGGCAACACCCATTACGAGTACATTCTGGGCGGCACTGCTGCCGCCCAGGCCGCTGCCAAGACCAAGGAGGTGCAGGCATGATCACTGCAAAAACGAACGACGGCTTTGAGATCGAGCTGAGCGAGAACGTTCTGGACGACGCCGAACTGCTGGACGCCCTGGGCGGCATGCAGGACGGCAACGTCTTTGACATGAGCCACCTGACCCTGCGCCTGCTGGGCAAGGAGGGCCGGAAGAAGCTGTATGACCACCTGCGCACCCCGGACGGCCGCGTGCCGGTGGCCAAGGTGGCGGAGGCCCTGGGCGAGCTGATGAACAGCTTCACGGCCGGAAAAAACTCTGCATCCTCGCCGAACTGATCGCATCGGACGAGGACGCGCTCATCTGCGATTTCGCGCAATATTACCATGTGCTGGACTGGCGCAGCCTGCCGCTGCGTCTGGCGGCTACCCTTGCTGCCGGCCTGCCGGAGGACAGCCGCAGCATGATGAAGGCCAGCGGCAAGACCGTGCCGCTGCACATCGAGCTGCAAGCCTACACCGCCGACCGCCTGACGCAGATCCTGTGGGGCCTGAGCAACGACACCCGGACGGTGCCCTCTGTGCTGGCAGACCTGCACGGCCTGTCCGCGGACAGCGATACCGACATGCAGAGCTACGACAGCCCGGAAGAGTTTGAGGCCGCCCTTGCGGCCCTGAAAGGAGGTGGATGACCATGCCGGACGGCATTGAGCTGGCAAAAGCGTATGTGCAGATCGTGCCCTCGGCAGAGGGCATCCAGGGCAAGATCACCGAAGCCCTGGGCGGGGAGCCTGCGGCAGCCGGTGACGCCGCCGGACAGTCCCTCGGTGCCCAGCTGGTGGGCACCCTGAAAAAGGTGATCGTGGCGGCCGGCATCGGCAAGATCATCTCGGATTCCATCAACATGGGCGGTGCCTTGCAGCAGAGCCTTGGCGGCGTGGAAACGCTGTTCAAGGACAGTGCCGACACGGTCAAGGAGTACGCCGCGCAGGCATACCGGACCGTGGGGCTTTCGGCCAACGACTACATGGAGCAGACCACCAGTTTTGCGGCCAGTCTGCTGTCCAGCGTCAGCCAGGACACCGACGCCGCTGCCCAGTTGGCCAACATGGCCATGGTGGATATGGCCGACAACGCCAACAAGATGGGCACGGATATGCAGGATATCCAGAACGCCTATCAGGGCTTTGCCAAGCAGAATTACACCATGCTGGACAACCTCAAGCTCGGCTACGGCGGCACACAGGCCGAGATGCAGCGGCTGTTGAACGACGCCACCAAGATCTCCGGCGTGAAGTATGACCTGGGCAATCTGGCCGACATGTACAGCGCCATCCACATCATCCAGCAAGAGATGGACATCACCGGCACCACCGCAAAGGAAGCCGCCACCACCCTGACCGGCAGCTTTGCCGCCATGAAGGCGGCTGCGGAAAACGTGATGGGCAACTGGTCCACCGGCGCAGACCTCACCGAGCCGCTGCAGGCGCTGGCCGACACGGCACAGACCTTTCTTGTGGATAACCTGCTGCCCATGATCGGCAATGTACTGGCAGGCATTCCGGAAATCGTTTACAGCCTTGTGCCGGAGCTCCTGCAGACCGGCACCGAGCTGCTCAGCTCCCTGGTACAGGGCTTCACCGAGGGCATCCCGGAGTTCTTCTCCACCGCTCTGCCGCAGCTGCTGGCATTTACAGACCAGCTGCGGGACAACGCGGCCAGCTTTGTGGACGCCGGTCTGAACCTTATCACCCAGCTGCTCAACGGCCTGGTCGCCGGTCTGCCGGATCTGATCGCCTATGTGCCGGACATCATCATCAACATCTGCGGCATCATCAACGACAACATGCCCAAGATCCTCGCTGAAGGTGTTTCCATCATCGTGCAGCTGGTCGTGGGCATCGTCAAGGCGGTGCCGGATCTGCTGGCAAACTGGAAGAAGATCCTGCAGGCCGTGTTGTCGGTAATCTCGGCCATCAACTGGCTGAACATCGGCAAGACCATCCTCACCGGTGTGGCCAATGGCGTGAAGAGCATGGGCTCCAGCCTGCTGAACGCCTTCAAGGGCGGCTTTTCCAGTGCGCTTGCCTGGATCAAGAGCCTGCCCTCGCAGGCGGTGCAGTGGGGCAAGAACCTTATCCAGAGCTTTATCAACGGCCTCACCGGCAAAGGCGGTGCGGTTGGTGCAGGAGCCATCGCAGCCACCGCCGGTGCCACCATTGCTAAAACCGCCAGCGGGAACGACTGGTCCTCCGTCTGGGCGGACGCCAACGCCGACGTGGCCGACAGCGCCCAGTCCATGGCGGAGGTGGTCGTCCCGGCCTATACCAAGTCCGGGGACGCCGCCACCAAGGCGGCCAAAAAGACCAAGGCCGCCGCACAGGCCGCCGAGACCCTGCTGTGGTCCCTGCAGGACGTCGGCACCAGCGTTTCTCAGAATGCTCTGGGCAAGGTCACGACCCAGACCACCGAACTCACCGAGCACCTGAAAAAGGGCTCTGAAGAGTACGACCGCCTGACCAAGACCGTGACCGAATCCGGTAAGGAAATGGTCAACGGTGTGGCCAAGAACTACAAGACCGTCACCAAGTATGTGACCGAAAACGGCAAGACCACCGCCCAGACCCAGAAGGTCTACGAGGAAATTGCCGCCACTGTAGCCAAGACCGTTACGTCTACAACGGATTCCGTGGTCAATGGCATTGCCACCAGCACCAAGACCATCACCGAGACCCTGACCGACAAAACCACGACCCAGAAACAGGTCATCACCGAGACCTACAACGACATCGTGGACGGGGCGCTGGTCACGGTGGAGCGGGTCAAGACCATTGCCGCCGACGGTGTCCCGCAGATCACCGAGGAGACCAAGAAGGCCGCTGCCAATAGCTTTGACGGCCTTGTCAAAGGCTGGCAGGACGAGGCCCACAAGGGCGTGGTGGGTACCTTCAGCACGCTGGTGACTGCTGTGAAGAAGCAGGACTGGCAGTCTGTCGGCGAATGGGTGCTGTCCACCCTGTACAACGGCCTTGCCCCGCAGGCAAAGCAGCTCATTGACGACTTCGGCAAGAACCTGATCCAGCAGGTCAACAACTTGCTGGGCAAAGGCGTCAGTGCCGTCTCCAACGGCCTGTGGGATATGGGCGGCGACCTCGCCAAGGGCCTGACCAGCGGCTTTGCGGACGTGCTCACGCAGGCGCAGGGCCTTGGCACCACCCTCACCGGCATCTTTCAGGGGCTGAAAGGCCCGCTCACCGCGGCTGCCACTGCCATCAGTACCGGCCTGAAGGGCGGACTGATCTCCAGCTTCCCGGAAATTCTGGCCTCCATGGGCACCCTGATCGGTTCCATCGGCAGTGCCTTTGTGGGCATGCTGGAAGCCGTCGCGGCGGCACTGTTTCCCACCGGATTCGGTGCCCCGCAGGCCCTGCTCATGATCGCGGCCGGTGTGGCCCTGACCGCCGCCATTGCGGCCATCGTGGCCAGCGTCGGCGGCGCGTTCAAGCGCAAGACCACCCCCGGCATCTCCGGTAGCACTTCCGGCAGTACGACCTCCACGGCCTCCGGTTCTTTGTGGGACTACGAGAAGCGTGCCCCGCTGCCGCAGCGCACCCAGCGCCCCAACATCGAGGTCAACCAGTACATTTATTCCAAGGCGCAGACGGCTGCCGACCTGATGCGCGAGGCACAGTACGAGCAGGAAAGGGCGGTGCTGCAGGGTGTTTGACGCGATCTTCAAGGCCAGCAACGGCCTGACCTTTTCCTTTGGCTACAAGGCGGGCGTGTTGTGGAGCATCACCCCGCTGGGTGACCTGCCCGTGGATCTGGAGACCAGCCAGGGTTACCAGCAAGTGGGTGCCACCGTGGAGAGCCGGAGCATTTCCGGCGTGACCCGCACGGTCACCGGGCGCATCCTGCGCAATCAGGACTACTGCAAGCGCCAGCTGCGGGATGTGTTCGCGCCCTACGTCACCGGCCGGCTGACCATTGCCGGGGCTTATTGGTGCGACGCTGAGGTGCAGCGCACCCCGGACATCAGCGTGTCCGGCCTGTGGCCCACCTTCTCGTTTCAGCTCTACTGCCCGGACCCCTACTGGCACAGCGTGAAGGAGCTCACCGTCTCGACCTTGAGCGTAACACCCACCTTCCGCCTGCCGGTGTGTTACGATGTGCACAGCTACGGCGTGCGGGAGCAGGCCAACTATTTGCGCATCGCCAACACCGGGCTGGCCACCCAGGACTGGCAGCTGACATTGGAAGCCCGCGGCCCGGTGGTCAACCCCGGCGTCAAGGACCCGGAGACCGGCGAATTCCTGCGCTTTGTCACCACCCTGCAGGACGGCGACAAGCTCCGGCTGTACCGCGAGAGCGGCCAGCTGAAACTGGAACAGATCATCGACGGCACCGGCTACAACATCATGTCCACGCTGGACGGGAGCAGCACCCTGTGGACTTTGCGCCACGGGACGCAGGCATGGCAGCGCACAGCGGATTCCGGCACGGAATGGCTGTTCCTGACCCTGACCTGCAGCACAGCGTTTTCCACCGTGGTTCTGGAGGTGGGCGGCAATGGCTGAGCGGACAAGTGCCCTGACGGCAGGCGGCCACAAGAGCATCTGCGTCTATGACGGCCAGCTGAACCTGCTGGGCCGGCTGGCAAGCTGGGTGTCGCTGGTCTGGCCGGAGCGGTACAACGTGTACAGCGGGGTGCAAGGTGCGCAGCTGGAGCTGCACGCCTCCACCGACCTGCAGGCCCTGTGCCGCCCGGACCGGTACCTCTGGCTCACCGGCTCCGACCGCATCATGCGCATCTGCTCGGCGCAGACCGACCGCTCCGAACACAAGCTCGTGATCTCGGCCAGGGACGCCGCCTGCATCCTGGACGAGCGCATCAGCACCCAGACCCTGAGCGGCTTTGCGGTGGAAAGCACCCTGCGCAGCCTGGTGTCCGGTGCGGCTGCATGGCCGGGGCTGGAGCTGGGCGTGCTTGCAGATCTTGCCGACGCCTACACCGGCGAGGTAAAGCCCGGTAGCCTGCTCAGCATCGCCGAACAGGTGTGCCAGGAACTGGACATCGGGTTTCGGGTGCGGTTCGACCAGCAGGCCAAGAAGCTGCTGTTTGAGCTGTACCGGCCCAAGCTGGACCCCAACGCCCGGTATGCGCCCCAGTACGGCAACCTGACCGGCCTGACCTACACCGAGAGCATCACCGACTATAAGAACATCGTGACCGTGGCGGGCGCGGACGGCACCGTCACCGTGGGAGCCACCGGCAACACCGGCGCAGCCCGGCGGGAACTGTATCTGGACGCCACCTCTAAAAAGAAGAAGGACGGCCAGAGCCAGGAGGACTATCTGGCCGCGCTGCGGGCGCTGGGTGAGCAGGAACTGGCCAAGCACACCCGCATTGAGAACTTCCGCTTCACGCCCACGGGCAGCGTCACGGTGGGCAAGGTGGTGGCCGCCAGCCTGCCCGGCACCGATATTCAGGCGGCGGCCCGCATTACCAGCGTGACCCTGAGTTCCCAGAAGGGCGAAAACACGGTCACTACCGAGATCGGCACACCCATTCTCAGGAGGAAACCATGAGCATCATCACTTACCCACTGAACGGCGTCACCTACGACGCGGAGGACGTGAGCACCTACCTGTGCACCCGCACCTCCGGCGTCTACGCCAAAGATTCCAACTACGCGGTCAGCGTCACCGGCCCGCGGCAGATCACCGTAGCTCCCGGCCTTGCGTGGATCAACTACGACGACTTCAAGGGCGTCTCGGCCTGCAGCCGGGAGGCGGTCAACCTGACCGTCCCGGACGCCGACAGCACCCTGCCCCGCATCGACCGGGTGGTGCTGCAGTTCGACACCGCGGCAAACCTGACCGCCGTCAAGCTCAAGCCCGGCACCCCTGCCGCCGCCCCGGAGCCGCCCGCCATCCTGCAGAACCACAACCAGTACGAGCTGGGCCTGTGCACGGTGAGCGTGCCTGCAGGCTCCTCGGTGGTCACCGCCGCCGACATCACCGACACCCGCGCGGCCGAGGACGTGTGCGGCGTCATGCGGGACGGCGTGACCGGCATCCCCACGGCCCAGCTGCAGGCGCAGGCGCTGGCCATAATGACCCAGCTGTCCACTGAGCTGCACACCAAGCTCGACGCCCTGGACGCCGCCATCGCGGCGGTGGAGAGCGGCAGCTTTTATACCAAGGCAGAGGCGGACCAAAAGTTCGGCACGCCGTACACCCTGCCGCCTGCTACGGCGGACCAGCTGGGCGGCGTGAAGGTGGGCGACTATCTGGACATTGCCCCGGACGGCACCCTGAGCGGCAAGACGCTGTATGACACCATCGCGGCCAGTGTGGCGGTCAAGTCGGAGCCCCGGCTGGTGTGGAACTACGGAAAGTTTGACATTGACCGAAATCAAGTGCACACCTATCAGGCTCCATCTGACGTTGACTATTTTGTCTATAAGTATGCCAGCGTCGATGAGAACGTGACGATTCCTCGCGGAAACACGGTAAAAACATCGGTCGGACAGGAGTTCACGATTACTTTCCAGACAGACGGAACCATCACGTTCACCAATGCAAAAAGCAGCTACAATAACAGAAATTATGTGTACAACGTCACATTTACCGGCTACCACTACCCCACCCTCGCGGACCTGCTGACCGAGACGCAGGCCGCGCAGGCGGACTATGACGCGCTGGACGCGGAGGACAGCGCGATTGATGCACCGGACGATGTGACGCAGGAAGAGTAATGCCAAGAAAGAAAGGACGTGAGAGCATGGCAATCAAACAGTATAGCCTGAAAGCGGACAGAAAAAAGAAACTGTCCCCGAATTTTACGGTCTACGAGTTCCGCTGCCGCGACGGCAGCGACGTCGTGATGATCGATGAGAGCCTTGTGGTGCTTTTGCAGTGCATCCGGGAGCACTTCGGCAAGGCGGTGACCATCACCAGCGGGTACCGCACGGCGGCCCACAACACCGCCGTGGGCGGGGCAAAATCCAGCCAGCACCTGCTGGGCCGGGCGGCGGACATCCAGGTGGCGGGCGTGTCTGTCGAGGACGTGGCCGCCTACGCCGAGAGCCTGCTGCCCGGCTGGGGCGGCGTGGGCCGCTACCCGGTCAAGGCCGGACGCGCCAAGGGCTGGGTGCATGTGGACACCCGGCCTAACAAAAGCCGCTGGACGCAGTGAGGGGGTGGCGCATGAAAGATTATTTTTGCATGGCGATCGGCGCGATCGGCGGCGTGATCGCTGGTCTTTTTGGCGGCTGGGATGCCGCCCTGCAAACGCTGGTGATCTTTATGGCCGTCGACTACATCACCGGTCTGATTGTGGCCGGTGTGTTTCACGCATCGCCCAAAACCAAGACCGGGACACTGGAAAGCCGCGCAGGCTGGAAGGGCCTGTGCCGCAAGGGCGAAACTCTGCTGATCGTGCTGGTGGCCTGCAGGCTGGATGCCGTAATGGGTTCCACCTTTGTGCGGGATGCCGTTGTGATCGGCTTTATCTGTAACGAGACCATTTCCATCATTGAAAACGCGGGCTTGATGGGACTGCCGATCCCGGCAGCGCTCACCAAGGCTGTGGACATTTTAAAGCAGCGCTCGGAAACCGAGCAGAAAGGATAAGCTCTTATGAATGAATTTCTGAAAGTCGCTCTTACTGCCTGCATCCCCGCAATGACAGTTATCTTTGGCTGGGGCCTGAACAAGGGTGTCAGCATTGCAAACGGCTACATCAACAACAAGTTTGCGCAGACCTGTCTCCAGAATGCCGCCAACGCGGTGTTCAATGCTGTCCAGTATGTCAACCAGACCTACGTTGATGCCCTGAAGGAACAGGACAAGTTCGACGAGGACGCGCAGCGCATTGCCTACAACCGCGCACTGACCGCAGCGAAGAAAGCCCTGACGCAGGAGACCATCACGTTCATCAAGGAGACCTTTGGCGACCTCGACAGCTACCTGAAGCCGATGATCGAAGCGCAGGTGCGCAGCCAGAAGACCTATATGTGATGTTTCTGTAGTGCCAACAAAATCATAGTATCGCAACAGCCCCGGGGAGCCTGACGGTTCCACGGGGCTGTTTTTGTTTGCAGCGCATTCCGACATGTTGCGACACATTTTAACACTTTCGGCACATTTCCGGCATTTTCCAGCTAGAGTTGTACCGGAAGGAAGTGTAAAAAATGACCACTTATGATATGACCGATTTTGCCGCACAGGTGGACGGGGTGCTGCGCCCGCTGGGCATCACCCGCAATATGCGGGCTTACCACACTCTGAGCGAGGCGCTCCGGCTGATCTGCGAGCAGGAGGACCGGCTGGAAGCCGTCCAGAAAGAAATTTACGAGCCCATTGCAGACCGCCATTGCTACGACTGGACCGCCATTCAGAGCATGATCCGCCGTGCCGCGCAGACCGCATGGGCCACCAACCCTGCGCAGGTGCAGCATCTGGCTGGCTACCCGCTGACCGGCTGCCCCAGTGCCGTGCAGTTTCTGGAGCTGTTGTATAATGGGATGGTGAGAGGGGTGTAAATCGCCTTAGCCCAAAAAGTGGGTTGCGAAGTGGGTTTGCACAAAAGAAAAGCACCCGGAAACTTACGTTTCTAGGTGCTATTTCTTGGTGGAGCGAAGCAACCCAAATCCGAACCATTGCCCACTGGGGCATCTTTGGCGGCGATTTCATCGAAAGTGATGGTTTTTGTGCCGTCTTTGTAGTTGAATGCAATCAAAACTTTTTCATCATAGAGATAAACAGCATTCACGAATGTATTGATAAGCGTTTCACGGTGGCTTTTCACGTTCGGGTCGAGCTTGCGGAACCGGGTCAGCCAGAACCGAACCTGATTTTCACTCAACCGAGGCCGAGCGATTTTTTCTTCGGCAATCCGAACTTCAAGCTCTTTCTGCTGGGCTTCCAGCTTTTCCAAACGCGATTTGGTGGAGTTGGTCAGCACACCTGCTTGAATGGCGTTCAGCATATTTTCAATGCCGTTTTCTACCTCGCGCATCTGCTTTTCCAGCAAAGGGAGAGTGGTGTTTTCCTGATCCTGCAACTCCATCACTTCCGCAACGATGGCATCAATCACGGCATCGTCCTGAATCAGCTTCATGGTTTCAGCCACGACCAAATCTTCCAGCCATTCCTTACGGACGGTCTTTTTCTTGCAGGTCTTGAAACGCTTCGCGGTGGCGCACTTATAATAATGATGAACGACTTTGTTTCTACCCGTACCGCACTCGCCGAACATCATCGCACCGCACATTCCGCAGAACAGCTTGGTGGTGAGCAAGTAATCGTCCTCGGCCTTGTGACGGGCAGGAGCGCGGCTGTTCTTCTTGATTTTTTGCTGCACTTCTTCAAACAAGTCCTTGTCCACGATGGCCGGGATGCTGTCGGGCATTACGATGTCCTTGAAGTGATTTTCCCCGATGTACCGTTTGTTCGTCAGCAGCGTCTGAACACTGTTGTAGGTAAACTTCTGGTTGCGGTTGGTGGTCACGCCACTGTCGTTCAGCCAGTTCATCAGTTCTTTCATAGTTGCGCCATCGTTGTACCGCTGAAAGGCTTCTACCACAAAGGGAGCTTTCAGCGGGTCGACTTGAAAGAACTTCTCCTCATCCACCTTAAAGCCAATGGGAATCGTGCCGCCGTTGTACTTCCCCTTCAGAACATTCTCGGTCATGCCGCGCACAACTTTTTCAGAAAGTTCTGCCGAGTAGTATTCAGCCATGCCGGTGAGCATACTCTTGACCATGATACCCGCAGGGCTGTCAGAGATAGGCTCCGTGGCAGATACCAGCTTGACATGATTTCGTTCCAACTGGTACTCATAGTGGGCCGAATCATAGCGATTTCGGGCAAAACGGTCAAGTTTCCAGACCAGCACAATGTCAAACAACCGTTTCTCGCTGTCCTTGATCATCTGCTGGAAGTCCGGGCGGTTATCGGTTTTGGCGGAAAGGGCACGGTCAATGTAGTGTTTGACCACAGTGATGCCGTTCTTTTCGGCGTAGGCCGTACATTCACGAATCTGGCCTTCGATGGATTCTTCGCGCTGGTTATCGCTGGAATAGCGAGCATAGATCACGGCGGTCATGCAAACACCCCTTTCACTTCATTCTCCGCAGGCGGCGCACAAGGTCGGATGCACTATACAGCACACGAGCCACCGACACCGCATCCTCGCCCACAATGTAGAACACCGAGTAGTTGTCCACCAGCATCTGCCGCAGCCCTTGGGTGCGTTCCGGCTCGCTTTCCACCAGCGCACAGCGTTCCGGCAGGATGTTCAGCGACTGGATGGCTTCTGCAATGCGGTTGTACTGCCCCATAGCCGTGTCAGGCTCCAGCAGACGGTCCGCAATGTAGCTGTAAATCTGCTCCATATCGCTGAGGGCTGCATGAGAAATTTTCACGTCATACTGCTTCATCTGTGCTGTTCCCTGAACTGTGCGAATGCGCTTGCCGCATCCACAGTATCACCGTTCTGAATCTCTTTGATGCCCACCTGCAAGGCTGCATGGAGTTGGTCATCGGTCATGGTGTCAGCGTTCAGCGCAGCCGGAGCCTTCGGCAGGGACAGCGAGAAGGGAATGCCGCCAGTCAGGGTAATCTGGCGCAGGTACATATCAATGGCAGTTGCCATCGGGATGCCGAGCTGCTTCAACACATCCTCGGCTTGCTGCTTGACGGTAGGGTTGACACGAAGATTGAGCGTCATCGTTTTTTCCATGGTTATCACCTCAGTCTCATTGTAACGCATTTTACGTTGCAAGTCAATTCGAGGTGAACGCGCAAATGAAATTCTCCATATCGCACAATATATTCATCGTTAAATTGTTCAAAGCGCGGGATATTCACCCTCTATAATAAATTCTTGGAGTGTGCCTAGCTTTTGCTGAGTAGTAAGTTTGAATATTATCTCTCTTGGCTGCGACCATGGCAGACTGGAAGTTTAACCTTCAATAAACTATTTACTGTACAATTCTTTTAGAATACACCAAAGATTCATTATCACACCAACGCCACCAACAAGTGCAATGAGAATCCCTGCAACTACTGTAAGGCGAACATTTTGATTAAAGGCATACCATAAAAAATTAGTGTCCGCACAAAGTATAAGCAAAATTCCAACAATAAATATGCTTACCGATACGATTGCTGTAAGAATTTTTTTCATGTTACACTCTCCTTTGTGTATCACTGTTATTCTCCGAGAAAGTTCGACTCACATCCCTATGATAGTGAACACATCATTCGTTTCAAAACACTTTGCTGCCCAAGGAACTGCTTCTGCAATAATCTCTTTGCAAGTACATCCATCCGATTGACTTTTTGTTAAAATATTATCCCATTGTACTTTTGTAACGATTGTTATTCCATAAAAGTCAAACTCTGGAATCACTTCAAGAATCAGATCTGAAACATGGCGGCTATTCCATACTTCATCACTGATGCTAATAGATGTGTCAAGCCAGCACTTGTCATGATACTGCCCTTGTTGAAATTCCAAATAGCAGCTGCTGTGTGAGGCTTTTCTTTGATCTTCGTCAATAAAATACTTCAAATTAGTTCACCCGTATTAGCAGATAGCTGTGGTCATCGCTATGTACCACAAGCGGAAAAGTTATATCAAATCCCATTGATCGTTAGCAATTCAACCCATCACAGTAACCATCTGGAAGTATTGATACTGATATTCGTCTTCCAATACAGCCTGCATCTCTTCCATGTATAACGGGTCTTTCAACAGTTTGAGATGAAATGCTCGCTCTCTCCAAAGTCGGACTCCAATTTCAGGGAAAAGATATTCCGTTCCAAGTTGCAAGTCCTTTTCGTTGCAAATAACGTTGTCCTTTTTCATTAAGCTATCAATAATACACTCGGCGGTTGTATTAAACATGTCCATTCCGAACAGTTTTATTGACGCAACTTTAGACAGATCTCTCTGGATGCCGATTTCAGTAGCTTTTCCGTTCCGATACTGCACTAGAAAGAACGAATCATTATCCATATATCGTCCGGTTATCAAATTAGGGTCATCGGTTTCCGCACAACGTTCCATTTGCCATGCTTCATTAGAAGAATTCGACCATTGTCTCTTCATTTGCAGAAGAGTTTTTTCTAGCTCATCTGGTGCCATACCTAATTTTAATTGTCCAATTCCAATATGTGGTTCAACAATTATCTCTTCCATAATAATTCTCAAAAGCATTTATATTCATTTCATTATTTAGGGCATGAAAATAGGATTACTGTAACCGAATACTGTATATCGTATCAAACTGATATGGGTCAGATAACAAAACCTTTCCATTGGAAACTACCACAATCTTTTCGCCTTCTTCAATTTGCGATAGTTGAATATTTCCTTTTAAGCATTCCGAAACTCCCTGAATGAGATAGTAATCATTTGTACCGTACAGTTGATTGGAAGCAGTTGCATAGATAGAATTATTGCTTAAATCTACCTTTGTTACAGTAAGTTCCGATTTTGTCCTCCCCCACGGATGCAACAGGAAACTGCCTATAAGAATTGCTAGGGCCAAAGCTATACCAAAGACAGCCAATTCCTTACTTGATTTCGTCATTTTAAGTACCTCTTCATCATAGCTCCATTTGAATTTTCTGAACGTCACATTTTTTCTGAACGATTGCAGTTATAAGGATCACATCAATGGTATCATGATTATTGGCTTCTCTGTTTGAATAACGAAATCTAAGTCAAGTTTATTTCATCTGTCTGCGATTTTTTTAAAATCGTATAGATGCACATAAATTTCCGGAAAACTTGTAGCACAATCACGATTTTTCTTTTCATTCATATAAACCACCACGGCAGTTCCAGCCACAGGTTATCCATAGCTTGTTCCTCGGTCTTTTTGGCGCGGCCTTTTGTCAGGTGAAAGTATATCGCCGTGCTGATCAGTGGATGTTCCTCGCCATCGGTGAAGCCATAGCGGTACAGCAGATAGGTCTGTTCCCGCTGGGTCAGCCGTTTCAGACCATCGTACAGTTCTCGGCGTGATTCCTGTTCTTCCATAATGCTCTGCGGCTGCATGGCGTAAGGGTCGGCTATGGCTTCAATGCGCCGCAGCTGTTCCTCTCCCGGCAGAACATCATCCAGCGAAACACGCTGGTAACAGATGCCGTCCTTGTCTTCCGTCACCATCCGCTGCTCAAAAGCGGCAAAGGCATCCCGAACCATGTCCATCATGGCGTTGCGGATGGCAGGAGCCGCATAGGTCAGGAACTTCATGCCGCGCGCTGCATCGAACTTTGGCACGGCCTTCCACAAGCCCATATTCCCTGCCTGTTTCAAATCGTCCGTGTCAAGGTTCAGGCCGGACTGTGCCAGATTCATGCTGCGGAAAAGGTCATTTGCCACCTTGCCAATAAAGGACTTGTTGTTGTCGATCAGGCTGTCCAGCGCGGCAGCATCGCCTTTCTGTGCCAGCGCACAAAGCCGTTCATTCGTCTGCTTCATGGGCGTTTTCCTGCTCTGCGGCAGACTGCAAGATTCCCAGCAGACCGTTCCGCAGCTGTTCCAGTGCTTCCGGCGTGGCTCCTTCCATACCCGAAACGCTGTCCAACATTGCATCTGTCAACTGCTCTGCCGTAATCGTTGGGTGCTGCACATCCTGCCCTTTGGTCAATTCGGTGAACATCTTCTCTGCCACTTTCTTGCTCATGGCTTCCTGTTCGGCGTAATGGCTCCCGATGCCCTTTTTAATTTCCTTGACCGTTGCCATGAAGTACGTCTCAATATCATCAAGGTCGCCTTGGTACACCGGCTTTCTCCGAAGGCTGATGTCCTTTGCGGCTTTGGCTGCTTCCGGGGTCTTGACCTTTGTGCGCAGCAGGGTGCTCAATGTCGTGAGCATGGCATTCTGTGCTGCGATGCCGGATGCAAAGGTATCATCAAAATACTGCGCTATGCGGTAAGTAAGCTCTGCAAAGCGGGCGTTTTCCAGCAGCAGATTGACCACCTCTGCATTGACGCGCCCTGTGTAGAGGTTCTTTGCGGCTTCTACGGACAAACCCAGTTCGGCAATATCATAGTTCTTGCGGTCGGGAATGTTGGTTTCTCCCAACAGGAAATCCGTGGACACGTTAAACAACCTTAGATCGGAAGAGCGTCGTGTAGGGAAAGAGTGTAGATCTCGGTGGTCGCCGTATCATTAAAAAA